AAAATGCACCGTTTCCAGCTCGTCTCCCTTCGGAGCCCATTGATAAAAGTGGCACCACTCGCGGCCTGTTACATACATCTGTATCTGCATCTGACTATAATAATGAACTTGCATCTTAGCTGTCTTAAAAACAGGCGGATCTTTGCTACGTAGGCCAAACGGACACTTCACTTCAATCAAACCAGTGATGCCGATCAGACCGTCTGGACTAGCTCCTAACCAATCCTCTCTCGTATAAAATCCGCACTTCTCAACCTTATTACCCGTCTTCATTTCATATTGCGAAATAGCGCCATCCTCGTTCATCGTGCCCCAGTCGGTTGCGATATTACCCGTGAACTCGCTTGGCGCTCCGTGCCAGTCGCGTACCATGCGGCGCATAACGTCAGTTCGTTTGGTAAATGGAGACACACCGAGAATGGCTCCTACGGCCGATCCCGTCACACGCCCTTGGCGGGCTTTGAACCATTCTTCAGTGCGTTGTTCCATTATACCACCCTGTAAAAATGGGGACGGCCTTGCGACCGCCCCCTTCCGTTCTAGCCCCTCAAAACGGAATTGAATCGTCGATCTCGACCGCAGCAGCCTTGGGAGCAGCCGCTGCAGTTAACGTGGCAGCCCCACCACTACGAGGTGCGACAGATGAGATCCAGTTCATGCCAGTGCCATCGTCACGCTTCATAAGCATGACTTTGATCTGCATCGGCTTGTTCGTCAGCGTGGCCTGTAACAGATCATCGCTTGGAGCCTTGCCTGATGCTTTCAACTTGCCACCAGCATTAGTATCGACGGCGAACAACATCTTCTTCGCCTTATCACGCTTTTGTACAGGGTTCTTCGCCTGCGGGTCGTCATCAAATACCCACAACTTCTGAAACACTTTACGGTTCTTGTAATCTGCAGGAGCGACAATCGACCACCTCAACGAGATGTATTGCAGACCCTGCTGATTCCGCTCGATGCGCGCCTCGTCAATGACGGCCACAACATCTGTTTTATCTGGAATTGGCTCGATGTTACCGCCGCCAGTTTCAAACTTGCCACCTGTTTTGACGATATCATCGCCATCTGAGAGTTCCCAAAAATCAGCCATTTGCCTTATCCTTCTTTGCTACAACGGGACGTAATGCCGGAATAAATTCTGCCAGTGGGTTTTCGCCAATCTTAACCGTGATGGGCTCTTGAATGCCGTAACGGTTCTTACTGACGTTCGCCGCCGTGGCATAGGTGATCAGAATACGAGTGCCATCGCTGATGGCCTTCTTCTTCTCACCGTCACCCGTTGTAAAGGTTTCAAGCTTTAGGAACCCAACCACGTCGACGTCGTCGACATAGGCAGGCATGCTCTTCTCATGAAGCCGCAGCGTATAACGCATATAGGCATCATCATCCGGTGGCTCGATCCTAGCCGTGTCCGCGTGGGCAATGAACACCGTGTTCATGCCGCGCTTATCGGCCAGAATACCCGCCGCCTTACGCAGCCGCTGGTGCATGCCAGACACTGCGTCACGGCCTGCGCCGTAGCCGCCTAGAGCCTGCTGGATGCCCCTTGGCTTCTTAGGGTCAGTATCAACCACCCATTGCGTAAACATACGCTCAAGCGCAGTCACCGAATCAATGATCACAGTCTGATAGTCGTGCTGCTCATTAATAAGACCTTTGAGCTGCTCCCAGAGATCCTCTGGCCCAGTCAAGGTAGGAAACGCATCGGGGCGCATGTCGGCCGGAATAGCCTGAAGGCCATCCTCCGCACGAATCACGATGGGCTTTGGAAACGTGACAGCCAGTGTGGTCTTACCCATGCCGCTGTCACCACAGATCGTTATAAGTACCGGACGATCGGACGGTTTTGATACGCTATCTAAAATGCCCATTGGCACACTCCTCTTCTTCAACAGGGTTGACACTACAGGGGTGATTGTGTGATTGTCAACAGTGTAATGTGAATTAGGGGCCAACAAAATGGACTATAACGATTTCCCGCTTGAGCGCATACGGCGCGCTTTGGCGGATAGAAACCTAGCAAAAGTGGCAGCCCAGACGGGTTTACACGAGAATACCATTAGGGCGATTGCGGCTGGTAAAAACACCAACCCGACGCTCCAGACCCTTGATAAGCTCATAGATTATTTGTTCCGTCAGAAAGATTAATAAATGTTGCACCGCGCTTTTTGGGAGGCGGATCATCGCGTTTTTGGGCTTCATCCAGTTCGCCGAGACGGCACCTGTGGATGTAACCATAAAGACTGCAAGGCCGCAGGTAAGCACCCCCTTACCGCTAACTGGACTTACACGCCAGAGTGGTCGGAAGACCAGCTTGAGGTGCAGGAAGAGCTTGGGAACTTCGCCACAGGCTACGGCGTTCTAGTTTATAAACTATTGGTCATCGATGTGGACGCCCGCAATGGAGGCGTCGAATCATACGCGCGTCTTGTCGAGGATTACCCAGACGTGATGGGCGCGGGCCTGATTGTCGAGACGGGCAGTGGCGGTGGATCCAAACACCTATACTTCAAATGCGACGAAGGCCTTGCTCTTTTAACCAATCTTCCACAATACCCTGGCGTTGATTTTAAGTCGTCAGGCTTCGTCGTGGGCGCCGGATCGCTGCATGCGTCTGGCAACAGGTACAATACCCTGTACGGATCGCCCGCGGACATCGAGCAGGCTCCTGCGTCCTTGATTGAAGCCCTTCGCAAGCCAGAACGGCACCGCGCAGATCTTGGCGGTTCCACGATTGACGTGTCTCACGAGGACATCGCCGACATGTTGAGTTACATCAATTCGGATATCGACCACGAGACTTGGGTGCGATGCGGCATGGCAACCCATCACGCGACGGGTGGCACGGGCTTCGCCGTATGGGACAGTTGGTCTGCCAAGGGTAGCAAGTACCCCGGATCAGACAACCTCGCCAAGCGTTGGCACTCGTTCGGCAAGTCCGCCAATCCCGTCACCCTTGGCACACTGGTCTACTACGCCCAACAAGCCGGATGGGAGCAGCCCGTCACGTTCAAGACGAACGAATCGCTTGAAGAGTTCATTGTTCCTGAAACCAGTGAATTGATAGATATATCGGGGATAGACCTCACACGCCCGCCGGGGTTTGTTGGAGAGGTTTCTAAGTGGATTGAGGACCAAGTCCGTTACAAACGCGAAATTATTTCTATGGGTGCCGCCCTTGTAACCGTAGGCAACCTTATCGGCCTCAAGTATCGCGATCCTTTGGCGCAAACAACGTCGAACCTCATTGGCTTTTGCGTCGCAGGATCCGCCACGGGTAAGGACAGTATATTGGAGGCATCAATTGAGATCCTTACGATCGTCGGCTTACAGCGCGCCGCCTATGGCACCATCAAATCCGAACAAGAGGTTGTCAGAAACCTCGTCGAGCATCAGCCAACACTTTACCTTCTCGATGAAGTTGGCTTTCTTCTATCCAAGATCAACAATGCAAAAACCAAAGGCACTGCCGCCTACCTCGAAGGCATCCTCGGCATCGTGATGTCGATCTATTCCAAGGCTAACGGTGTGTTGTTGGTATCAGGTGACGTTCGCAAGGAGATCCGCAAGCAGTTAGTGGCCGAGATCAACCAGATCGACAAGCAGCTTGACGAAGGCCCGAACGCCTTCTTGTCAGCTCGCCGCGCGTCGGTGGAAGTGGGCCTCGAGCACATACAGACGGGCATCAAAGCGCCCTTTTTGTCGATCCTTGGCTTTACCACGCCCGTCAACTTCGACGGCTCTGTGAACTTCGAGAACGCGACCAATGGTTTCATCGGCCGATCGATGCTGTTCATTGAGCAAAATTCAACGCCGCCAGAAAAAGAAGATTTTTCAAAACGCGCAATGGATGAGGCGATGCGGAACTCTATCATTGAGTTATCGACTGGTGGATCTTACAACCTCATGGAAGGCCGCATCGAGAACTATGGCGAGAAGATCGCCATACCGACCACTGACGACGCTCGCATGCTTCTCAAGAGGGCCAACAAGTGCTTCCAGCATCTCGCCGAAGACCACGCCGAAAAGACTGGCCTAGAGGCGATTTACCTGCGTGCCAAGGAACTTGTCGGCAAGATCTCGTTCATCATTGCCACGCCGTCTGGCCTACGCACTGTCGAGCACGTTCGCTGGGCTTACGCGTTGGTTAAGAACGACGTCGACACCAAAGCCAACCTTGTCATCGGCAACGACCGAGCAAAGGATTCGCCGGAG